AACGCTGCCGAAGCCGCTGCAAAAGCTGCCGCTGATGCTATTGCAGCAGAAAAAAAACGCCTTGAGATACTTGAGAAGGAAAAAAAGGAAAGAGAAGCAATTGCAGCAGCGGCTAAAGCACAACAGCAAATTGATGACAGAATGGGGCAAATCAGCGGTGTTCAAGCAAGTCTTCAAAATGCAATGACAAGGTCGTCCATCTCAGCAGTCTCATCAATGCAGTCAATTGGTGGCGGTGGTGGTGTTTACGGTGAGCTTGACATGATGAAGACTCAGGTGGATTTGCAAGAAAAGCTTGTGATTTTAAATGAAGAACTTTGTGAGCTAACGAGACAGCAGGTTGAGCAAGGCAAAGACGGAGTTGCTCAATACTAACTTTTGACACCCAAAAAAATACGATGGAGCTATTTGTTGAACTAGAAACCCTCAAGCTGGTAGCTAGCCAGAACGACAGGAGAGAGAAGCCGTCAATTACTATTAAGCGGGGTGATGCTTTACCGCTTACTGTGCGCTTCCTACAAGCTCAAGCACCGACTCGGCTTGATGCAACGACAACTATTAGCTTTGCACTAAAAGAGTCAGGCAAGTATGATGCCACTCCGGTAGTGCTAGAGCAGACTTTCACAGCTTCAACCGTAGGAAGCCCAGACAGTGACCCGCATTACACTGCGACTCCTAGCCTAAACACTACGGAGCTAAACGCTCTCTTTTCTATTGACGGCAACTCTGCAAACGACCCGGCAAGCGTTAATTTGATGGGTGAGATTACTTGGACAGCGACAGGAGACACAGGGCCGACATCAATCAAAACTTTTGCAGTAAACTGTGAAAATGATGTTTACCGGGGAACTGAAAGCGCACCATCGTCACAGCCAAGCCCTGATGATTGGCTTGCAAGCCGTGGTGTCTTACCAATTCGCACAGGTGCAACCCACGTTTGGCCAGCAGCATTGACTCTTGAAGGTGAAATTCTAAATGACTCAAACAACCCGCTGACGCTTTCAAATTTAGCTTTTGTTTCAGTTGGGAATGGTCGTCCAACTTACTCAGTCAATTTGGCTGATGGAACAAGCCTTGATTTGTCATGGTCTTCTGGAGATTGGGAGTTAGAAGTTGATAGTAATTCAATTTCAAACATTTTGCAATACATTGGAACAACTGACAGAAAAGACCCAACTGATGTTGTCTTGTTAGGCTCTGGCGGTAGGAGTAATCTTACACTCCGTGATTCAAGCGGGAAGGTTGCTCCTAAAATTGGCAATCTTGCACGGTTTACTGACACAAACACAACGCACATCTGGACTGGCACCGACTACTCCGCAATTTAAAAGGTCATGGCAATAACAACCGACGAAATAGTCTGGGGCGAAACCTACGACATCAGCGTTTCTGCTCAAGACACGGGCGGCAACCCTATCACCTTGGACGGCACATGGAGCGCGGCTTGCCGTATTACTGAAGACCACATTGGCGGTGACATTGTTCTAAATCCAACCATGACAATTGCCGCCGGGGTAGCCACTACAACTATCGACACGGGCAACTCAGAATGGTGCTATGGCACTTACTACTATGACATCAGGTTGACCGATGCTGACGGCCATGACTATTGGACAAGCCCGGTTCGCCTAATCCTTGCAAACCGCAACACACCGAACACCTAATGAGCGTTGCAACAATTGTAATCACAACGACCCGGGCAGGTGCAGCTTCATCTGTAATCATTAACCGTGGCGGCGGCAATCTAAATGAGATTACAAGCGCAACCGGAAGCGATGGAACAGGTGACATTGATTTGCTCAACTTAGACGTGAGCGGGCTGCTAAACGTCACAGGAATCACTCAGCAAGCCGTTTACACCGTGGCAACTCTTCCAGCCGCAACGGTGCAGGGCAAGCGTGCATTTGTAAGTGATTCAACCAATGGACTTGGGAACCACCACAACCACGTTGTCGTTGGTGGCGGTAGTAATTTTACGCCCGTATTTTCAGACGGCACCAACTGGCGCATCGGCTAGACACTTAATTTGACACAAAAAGAAATTTAGAATTATGACTGTTACATTCGCAAACACCACCCCGGTCGAATACCCGATTGAGCGCGGCAGGACACACTACATTTCTGCTGCAAGCGGTGACCTTACGGTTGAACGCTACACAGCAGCGGGAGCATGGTTAGCTGTTGATGGTAGCCCGGTTACTGCTGGAACGGAAAAGTTTCTTGTGACTTATTCCAACGGCGACAAAATCAGAGTGACTCCTTCAGCGGCTGGAACTGAGATGGTTCTTGAGAAATGAAGATTCAGAGTGCCAAAGCTGGGATTGGAACAGGACGGGCCGGATTGCAAGCAGCTTCCGGCCTGTTTTCTAGTGCTGGTTTATTTCAAAAGGGTGTTAAATCTTTTAACCCTTTAAGCCTAGACCCTTACCTTTTGTTTGACGCTGAGACATCAATGCGCGGCACACTTGAGGCGTTCACACTCGACCTAGACCCGGCGAATCCATCGACGCTCGACGTTATCACAGCGACCCGCGCAGGAATCGCAACGGTCACTTCTGCCAGCGGAACCGTAGTGGCCGCCAGTCCCAACACTGTAAGAGTGGATTATTCTTTAGGCTATCCCGCGATTCTGGTGGAGCCGTCGAGTGAAAACTTGGTAACTCATTCTGACTTTTCGGGAGGGTGGCAGGAGTACCTGATTAACTCATCCGCTGGGGGTGGTTATGCGTCTCAGCCTTCTCGCGTCATTACCTCTACAGGAGTCAATGCAGCTTATATCATTTCAGTGGCAACAAGCAATGGCGTGTCATATACAGCCTCAATCTGGGCAAGGCGCGTCTCAGGAAGTGGTGGTTGTAACATAATTTATATAAGTTCACCCACAGCAAAGCAATCAATTTCCCTTACGAGTGAATTCCAAAAGTTTACCGCGACATTCACGGGCAAATCAGGCGGTGGAAATGTTACCTTCGGTGTTGATATAGTTACCGCTGGCGACTCAATAGAGATAGCAATGCCTCAAGTTGAGGTCGGCGCAGTGGCAACATCGTTCATACCGACATCAGGCGGAAATGCCGCAGCAAGAACGCGAGCCGCTGACGACCTTAAGATAACCGGCAGTGCCTTCACCGACTTCTTTTCAAGCTCAGAAGGAACGTTTTACGCTGAGTATCAATTCAACGATGCTGATGGGGCTAACTCACTTATCTATGGTGAATACGATAGTCATCGTTTCGCTTACAAAAATTTAGGTTCTGCATCGCCGCTCCTTAGTTGGGACGGGACCAATGTCTTAAATTACGGTCGTTTAGCTGCAGGGACTCTTTTGAGAACAGCCTTGAGCTATAACTCTAACAGCATGGAGGGTTCTCAGGACGGTTCTGCCGCCACCATGAGCAATCAAACTGCTCCATTCCCACACACCGGCAACTTTCTTACGGCAAGCAAGCTGCACATCGGCTCTGACACAAATGGAGGAAAACAACTCAACGGCCAAATCAAGCGTCTGATATACTGGCCAACGGTGAGCGGGAGACTGTGATAAACTTTTAACACTCAGACAATCTCTAACTCATGGCACTCAACTTAAACACACTGACCAACGCGTCAACATCAAGCACAGTCCTTGCCGAGGCGTTAACTACGGCCGACTTTTTGGACTCCGTGCCGATTTTAAAGAATCTCTCGCGTGGCAGTAACAAAGGCGGTGACGCAAAGCAGACGACTGGGCTAAATCAACCACGAGCATTGCCGCTCGAATCAAACGGAGATGGTTATTTTCTAGTTGGGGACGGAGTTGGTACTTCACACAGTGGAAATGCACAAGGGCCTTCAGTAACTATTGGTGCGAACGCATCATGGGAAGCTGAAATCGACATTTTTTTAACAAAATTCGATAATTATATAATCCCGTTCGGGGTTCAAGGGTGGTCTGCCGGTATTGGGTTATTTTTAATCAATTCAGGAAGTGTTTTGGCATGGTCCAAAAGCGAGAATACAGGCTACATTTCCAATAACGGAATTTCTTTAAATATTTGGCATAATTTAAAATACGGTTATAACGGGACAAATTTATTCATTAAAGTTGATGGAATAGAAGTGGTTTCTGTGGCCAAAAGCAATCAATCGTCCTCGCTAAGTGGAAACGTGATAATCAATCAGAATACTCTCACTCCAAAAGGCGGCTTTAAAATTAAACGGGCAAAACTTTCAATTAATAATAGTGTCGCGTTCGATTGCGATTTCACTGATTCGAGCATAACGGACGGAGCGTCGTCATTCACGTCAACATCTGGCGACACGGTCAACGTGTATCCAAATGGGCAAGACCCTGTAACCTTAGTGCGATTCAACCGCCTTAGATTTAGCGGAGCAGACACATGCCTCGGCGGCTCGTTCGCCTCAACAATTTCTTCGGGTTATATGTTCGTCGTTTTTCGCGTTCTTGGGAATGGTGGAGAAACCAGTGGTCGTGTGTTTGCAATTAATAGTACTGGTCAGGCAGGGCATGACTCTACCGGATTTATCGTCAGTGCTCAACTGAATGGAGACATCGCGTCTTACTATGCAGGCTGGAAAATCCAGCACGTTGACAAATTTGACGAGGCTCTTGGTAATATTTTGCATCAACTTAAGTTTACGGCATCCAATCAGCTGAGTCGGTTCAATGGCGGAAATGATACAACGCGAACACAAGACATGAGTGCGATTAGTGCCGAAGAGTATACAATTGCGGCTGGAACTCTGAGCGGCTCAAGCTCGCTGAATATCGATATTTTGGCCCTCAGCTTGTTCCCTAGCTCAATAACTGACAACCAAGCCGCTGAAATAGTTTCTTATTACAATTCAAAATTTAGCCTTTTCTAAAATATGGACCCTGACGCACCCTTAACTGACATTGAGCAATCCCGAGCCGACACTGGCTTCCGGTATTACGTGGTCAAACCTGACGAACTTTACACGGGACTTGTTGCAGCAGTCGATGCTGACCGTGGCTACCCGAACCCGAACACGTTCACTGGGTTACCACCTGTAGAAACCTTGGCAGAAGCCACCGACGGCAGCGGGCGATTGATTGCAATTGATTGTTGGAGATTTACCGCAAACGATGACGCGCTGCTTGACGGCGTTGATGGCGTGCAGGAGTTGACCCAATTGGAGTTCTTAGCGATTAAGCCGGAGCCACAAAACGAACTTGAGTGATGAACTATTTGACGCACCCGGTTACAGGTATGATTGCTTCTAGCTGGTCGGCTATCTCAGCATATTTTGATTATTTCGAGATGGCAATTGGCTTCATCTCTGCAATTATTGGCTTGATTATTGGAATACTTTCTTTGGCAAACACTTGGCAGAAATTCAAAAACCGCAAAAAATGATTGATTACATTATTGAACACAAAGAACAGCTCTTCGGAGTTGTCACCGCCGTCATCGCAGCCGCTTCCGCAATCGCTGCCCTGACACCCACGCCCAAAGATGACACCGTAATCGGCAAGGCATATAAGCTTATTGACTGGCTAGCGTTAAACATCTTTAACGCTAGGAAGTGATAAAGCTGCTCACAGCCGCTCTGAGAGCCTTTGTCGCTCATTTAGAGTGGAAGCAACGGAATTATATATATGGCCTTGAGGACGCAATTGATGAGCTTGCTGCTGACGGCAGTCCTGCTGCCAAGCTGCGCATTGAACGACTCGCTAAAAGGCTTGAACGAGAGCGCACTTTACGACCCGCCGACAGTGACTCTGATTAACGGCCAGTTTTATCAATTCCAAGAAGGCATCCTACCCGGGCGCGGGCAGAAGTTTCACAGTGACTACTCCTATCGAAGAGCCATAATAATCGGCAGCAAATGAAATCTTTTTTCCAAAAACTGCTTGCCTTGTTTCTTAAGCGAGAGCCAAAGCCCGAGCCAGTCAGGAAGGTTTCCATATGCGTAGGCCACAGCCGAATCAACGATAGCGGAGCTAGAAGTGTGGGTGGAGTTAGTGAGTGGGAGTTCAATAATGCCGTTGCAATCTTTTTAAACGAGAAGCTGAAAGAGCGTGGAATTGCTTCCAAAGTTATTAATGACTACCCATTTAAGACCTACGGCAAATCAATGGACTGGGTGCGGGAAAGAACATGGGGGTTTGATGTTGCGCTAGAGCTACATTTTAACAGCTACACAAGCACGTCAGCGAAAGGTTTTGAATACCTTTACTATAACGGAAGCAAAAGCGGCGAGAAGCTAGCCAAGGCATTTGCCGATGCACATGAAGCAGCGATTCCAGCACAGAACAATCGGGGCGCAAAGATGGTGCGGGTTGGTGAGCGTGGTTACAAATTTCTAGTGAAGACAGAGCCGACAGCAATTATTTGCGAGCCATTCTTTGGCAGCAACCCCGGTGAATGGGTGCTGTTTGATGGCAATCAGGAAGTGCTTGCTGACGTATATGCTGACGCGCTCAAGAATTATTTTGCTGTTTAAACCCTTATAAAATAAGGGATTTTAAAGAAAATTGCTTCGGTGGATAAAAAAAGTCTTTTACCCCGGGAGCATTTGTGTATTCTCACGGCGATATGAATGATATAGATGATTTTTCAATTGAGGCTTTAGAGCGATTAGAAACGAAAACCAATGCAAACGGTGATGTTTATTACATCGACAAAGATGATAACGGTAAAACGATTTACTCATTTACTCCTGACTTTGAAGACTATTGGACTCAAGAAGACGAAGATTTTCACAACAATATATAATGAACCTAAAAGAGATTCTCCAAGCCATCGCCTACATCGCCATTTTAATCTTAATGGCATGGGCTGGAGGACAAGTTTAACGGCTGGGCATCCTACTCCCCGCTCCTTGGAACGAGCTTAAACAAATCCTGACAGCCCGGAAAGACGGGCAACCAACTAAAAAAACGATATGAAAAAATTAGACCAACTAAGCAACCGCCAATTTAAGGCACTAGACACAATTGCCAACCGGGGCATTGTTTATTTGAACTATTACACTGGCTCAGGCAGGTTTTCCAAGAAATCAGCCGACCACAACCAGCACCTTGTTCAAACATTGCAGGAGATTGGGCTTATTGAAGGCCGTCATTTTATAACAGGCAACGACTCACCCCGGGGTGGTTGGTCTGGCGGCTTTGTTAAGCTAATGGCAGCCGGCAAAAGATTAAAGGCAATTAAACTAATGAAAGTAAAGGCATGAATCACCCACTTTTAACAATTCTTGCCATTGCTTTGATGGCACCATTTACAGTATTAGTGATTGCCTTAAATATAAGCAAAACTAACGACAGACATTTACGCAAGCTCAAGGAGCGTGCCGATAAAAAACAGAAAAGAAACCAACAATGAAAACACCAAAAAACGCAATCGCATTGATTGCAGAACTAAAAACACCTAAGCAAAGAAAAAACAGCTTTGCAAAGTTTCAATATCGAAACGTCGAGGATATAACCCAAGCAGCCAAGCCGCTATTGGAAAAGCACAAGCTGCTTTTAAATATTTCTGATGACCTTTACGAAGTTGATGGCCGCCTATTTGTGAAAGCAACAGCGACCATCTCAGACGGCGAGACTGCACTAGCAAGCACTGGCTACGCTGAACTAGACTCTAGTCGTAAAGGCATGAGCATGGAGCAAATCAGCGGCTCTGCTAGTTCCTACGCTCGCAAGTATGCACTAGCCGGGCTTCTCTGCCTTGACGCTAGTGAAGACAGCGACAGCCACCAAGCACGGCACACAGTGCAGACAATTACAGCGGCACAAGCTAAAAAGTTGGAAGCCTTGCTGACTCAAACAAACTCTGATAAAGATAAATTCTTGAAGTGGCTTGGAGTTGACTCAATCAAGGATGTTCCAAAAATCGACTTTGTTAAGGCAAAGACGGTGCTTGAGAGCAAAATTCAAAACACAATCGAACCATTACAATGAAGATTCACGAAGTAAGCAGTGCCGACTATCACACGCTGCTCAAATGCAACCGGGCTAATATATTTGCCCCGGAATCATACCTTAGCAAATCAGTGCTTTGGGAGCTTAACAGTTCAAGTTTGTTTAAGTGGCGATTTCACCCACGGGAGTTCTCACCGACTCCAGCGATGCAGTGGGGTAGCTTAGTTGACTGTCTAACGACCACGCCAGAGTTGGTTGAAGAAGAAATAAGAATCTCACCTTTCTCAAGCTACAGAACCAAAGAAGCTAAGGAATGGCGTGATGAGCAGCTTGCAGTTGGAAAGACTATAATCACTCAAGCCCAGTTTGATGAAGGCGTTAAGGCATCAGAGATGCTAATGCAGACCAACGTGCAAAGTGCTGAGATATTTGATGGCAGTTTGAAGCAAGTAATTATTGGAGCAAAGGTTTCCGGCGTTCAGTTTAAAGGGCTAGTTGACCTTGCGCCAGTTGGTAAAGACTACCTTGTTGATTTAAAGACAACAGGCATGGATTTCACGCTTCAAGGCTTCAGCAAGGCAATCGCCAATTTTGGCTATCATGTGCAAGCCGGGCTTTACCTAGCACTCTGGAACAGCACACACCCGGAAGACACCCGGCAGCGGTTTAAAATCGTTTGGCAATCGAGCCAACCACCTTATGAAGTCTGCGTTACAGAGCTTCACCGGGATGAAATTGCGGCAGGGCTAAAGACTGCGCTAAGGTTACTTGGTAAGCTCAAACACGCTGTGCAGGAAGACCACTGGCCAATGTTGGCCGAGAACGAGACACCAATTCTAAACCGCCCGGTTTGGGCAGCTATGCAAGATGAAGACGATGTTTAACCCATTCCAGCAAGATGTTCGATTTAGGACGTTGCTCAACTTTACACTACTTGAGCAGCACGGGATTAGAACACTACGCCAAGCCCGAATCATTATAACCGTTTGCATTCAACCGGGAATCTCAACCGCTGAGTTGGCTGATGTTTGTAAAGTAGAGAATGAAACGGTAAGGGCAACAATTAAACGCTGCACCGCTTTGGGGTTAATCAAGCACAAGCGAGTGCAATCAACCGTTAATGGTGGCTTTCTAACCTATCACCCAACCGCTGACGGTCTAGCATTAGCCGACAAGCTCAAATGATAATTGTCGGCATAGACAACGGTCTTGACGGCGGGTTAGCAGCTATTAGTTGCCACAACGGTGATTTGATTGACCGCATTAAAATGCCGACCAAAAAAGTGGGCAAGAAGCGCGAAGTTGATTCACTGGCCGTTTACCGTTGGCTGTGTGACTTGCATTCACCTTACGTTTTAGCCATCGAAGAGCCATTGCCGCACGCGAAGAGCAGTGCAGCAGTGCGCTCTATGGCTCTATCATTTGGCAAACTTGTAGGAATGGCAGAAAGTCGAGTGCAGCAAGTCGTAAGGGTGCAAGTTAGGGAATGGCAAAAGGCTATGCTTGGAAAGGTGCCAAGGGGTGAAACCAAAGCTTACGCTTTTTGTGAAGCAAGCCGACTTTGCCCGGATGAAAACTGGCTTGGAAGCGAAAGAGCTAAGAAACCACATGACGGTATAATTGACGCTTACTTGATAGCGAGACACCACTGGCAACGAGCATGAGCGCACTAACCGAACATAATGACAAACTCAATCAAGCCCAGTGGCTTGTCTCACATTGTCCTAAATGTAAATGCCAGCCGCAACTACAATATGAGCCGGGTGTTACGTTTGCAGAGTGCAAGTGCCGCAAGCACGCTTTGCCGGATGAAAACTTTCTAGAACTTGCTCGGCAAATTAACGGAGTGCATGAGCCACGTTTAAAACATTACCAATTTTCAAAATGCCATTCCCGCAAAGTTGCTTAATAGCTGGTCAGCGCGTTAAAATAAAACGTGCCGAGCTAGATGACTGTTTTGGTCAATACCGACATGACGACAGGGTGATAGTCTTAAGTAAAGAAATTACTGGCTGGACGTTAGAGACAACTCTACGGCATGAAATGCTAGAAGCGTCACTATTGCTTTCAGGTGTTGGTTGGTGTGAAAACTTTGAGCAGGAAGCAGTTGTGCGCTGCATGGATGAAGTATTTTTCCCGGCATGGGAGCGAACTCAAAAAAGACTTAAACAATGAGCGTTCCAAGACTAAGACTAAGCGAAGACGAATATACTTTAATTAGGAAGCTTCGTAAAAAGGGCGTTGCAAGTGAGCTTGTAAACCAATGCGATGAAGCCGGGCTGCCGCTCTCAAACGTAAAGCACTTTTGGTATAAATCGGAGAAGTTTTCAATTTTCAGCAAAACTGACGGCTTACAGCTTGAAGATGTCTTTGACCCTATCATTAAAGACGTTCAGCAATACTCACCAAAGTTTCGCAAAATAAAGAGAAGCAAAATCAAGAAACCGCATTGCTTAATTCTTGACCCTTCTGACATCCACGTTGGTAAGCTGGCAGTAAATCACGAAGCTGGAGAGAGTTACGATGTGAAAAAGGCCGTAAGCATAGTTGATTCTGGGATTGATTCGCTTCTGCAAAAGGCTGCCGGTTTTCCTATAGAAAAAATTATCTTTGTAATTGGCAACGATTGCCTGCACATCGACTCATCAAGCTCCCCTGTCACCACTGGCGGGACTAGCCAAGACATGGACGGGAAATGGCATGACGCCTTCCTGGCGGCTCGGGATATGTATATAAGGGCAATTGAGAAGTGCTTACCTTTGGCTGATGTTGAAATAATTTTTGCACCATCAAACCACGATTTTATGTCTGGTTTCATGCTTGCCCAAACAATCAAAGCTTATTTCCGCAAATCAAAAAACATCACCTTTGATGTCTCAATCGCCCATCGTAAATACACTGCTTACGGAAAGAACCTTTTATCATTCAGCCACGGCGATGGAGCGAAAATCGCAGACACGCCGCTTTTGATGGCAACCGAACGCCCAGAGATGTGGAGCAATAGCGTTCACCGTTATATTTACCTGCATCACATTCACCACAAACAGACAGCTAAATTTATGGCCGGGCAAGACTTCATTGGAGTCACAGCTGAGTATCTTCGCAGCCCGTCAGCAAGTGACGCTTGGCACGCAAAGAAGGGTTATCGCAGCCCGAAGGCGGTTGAAGCATTCATTCATTCTTACGACAATGGGCAAGTTGCCCGGCTGACGCATTACGTTGATACCGAGCAGAAAGTCTGCAAATGTGGCGTGAATCTTTACCACAATCACACTCAAGGTTGGATTTGTGAGCGGTGTGATGGCTGAATTTTTTATGACAAACGAAATGAAAATAGACAAAACGATAGGAGACCTTTATAGGCTCACAGAGCAACGACACGAAACCCAAAAGAGAGACTGAAAACGAATGAATTATTTGAACATCCACACTGACATTTTGCGCGGTGTTGAGTTTATTGGAGCCGACCCGGTAGAGCGAGCCACATGGCTGGCATTACTTGGATGGTGTGCGACACAGGAGAACAGCGGAACGATTGGAAACTGCAAATCTTGGAAAAGTCGGCAGTGGCAACAACTTGCAGGAGTGACTGAAGATGAAGTAAAAACCACCAGCGAACTTTATGGTTTTGAAGGGGAAAACTTAGTAGTTAAATTCTACCCGGTTGAGTCTGAAGCGGCGGTGAAATCTAAACGTGAAAAAGGCAAGCTTGGTGGCCGTCCAAGAAAAGTTAAGCCAACCGAAAACCCTGATGAAATAAAGGAAAAAAACCATATGGATAACCATAAGGTTAACCATATGGGTGACCATCAGCGAAACGAAAAGAAAGGAAAGGAGAAGAAAAGAAAGGAAAAGATAACTAAGAACTCCGCAAATGCGGAGGAGTTGGATAAGGATTTGCTGCGCTCATTCTGGAACTCTGCACCGGAGCGAGCTAGGCGAAGAAGTAGCCGCAAACAGGTGGCAGATGAGTGGAAGAAAATTAAAAAATCAGATAGGCCCGACAAAAACACAATCGTCAACGCAATCGAAGCGTGGAAAAAGTGCGACGACTGGACGAAAGACGGCGGCAGCTTTGTCCCGGGTTTACACCTATGGTTAAAAAATGAAAAGTGGTTAGATTTGCCTGAGCAGCCGGAAAAGAAAAGGACAAGAATCCTAACCAAGGAAATGCTATGAACGAAATCCAAAAACCGACAGCACTGGAAGCTGAAAAATATGTTCTCAGCGTGGTGATGCAAAAGCTACCCGGTTGGGATGAGAAACCGATACAACCGGAATGGTTCTACTCACAGCACTATCGTCAACTCTACGAATTTGCAACGAGCAACAAGCTTCCGGCTGATGTGCAAGGTGACTTGTCCTTGACCGTTGAAGCACTCAAGCAGCGCGGAATGATTGACGGAACTGATGGCGTGGCTGAAATTGCAAAGATTCTTATTCATGCTCCAAGCATTAGCCACTTTGGGCAAAGCATCGAAGCAATGCGGGATTGTCACAGCAGACGGCTGGCGATTAATGCAGCCGAAAACCTTGCAGAGCGAGCAGCCGACATGAACGACAAAACGGGCTTCATCGAAGCAACCGGGCAGCCAATGACGGAAGTAGCCGAATCAGCAACCGACACGGAGACAACCAGAGACCGGGCAGCATTGCTGAAAGCGGTGGCTGATGAATTTGCTGCTTTGGTTGATGGTAAAACCCAGCCAAATGGTTTTGAAGTTTCACTGTCCACGCTTTCGGCAGCTTTGCGGGGATTTAAAACGCCACGCTACTGCGTGATTGCAGGATTTCCCGGGAGCGGCAAGACATTGCTTGCCGGGCAGTTTCTGACAGACATTGCAAGCACCGGGACACCTTGCCTGATGATTTCTTGTGAGATGACAGCCCAGCAAATCATGCAAAGGTTCATAGGGACATATGGCAGGTTACCGTCTGAATTGCTCTCAGACCCGCTCTCATACGCCCGGAAGCAAAATAGGCGAACTGTATCCAAAGAAGAGCTAAATGCCTTTAGAAAGGCTTACAGGGCCATTAAAGATATGCCGCTGCATTTTGAAGAGCCAGTCTCACCGAGAATCGGTCAAATTATTACCATGATACGGCGAGCACACAAACGCCACGGCGTGAGAGTGGTTGGAATCGATTATCTGCAACTTATCCAAGTCGCTGATGCCAGTAGCAAGGAACAGGAATTGACTCAGATTTCACACGCTTTGCAAGGTATTGCCAAGGAGCTAGATTTGCTTATTTTCGTGCTTTCTCAGCAGAACAAGGAAGGACACCTAAAATATGCCACATCCATCAACGAAGATGCTGACTACGTGCTTTCACTGGTGCAAGAAATGGATGAAAAGGATGATGACTATCTTTCTGTTACTGGTATTACAATCAAGAAAGACAGGCACACCGGACGCTCTGGTTTGCTGCTGCCAATCGTTAGAGATGCAGACAAAATCTACTTTCGCGAGTCATAAAAAAAACACTTGCTAAAACACTCAAAAACCTAACAATCACAACGAAATGAAACGCAAGCCAGACACAAAGCTGGGTGAAATTATTGAAATTGAACCGGAAGAAGTATATGAAAATGGCTTCCGCAAATCTCGCTTTGTAATCGAAACACCCGGAGCTTATTCTCAAGAATTGCTTTTTGAGTTACACAATAACAAGGCTCACATTATTGCCGCTTACCAGCCCGGTGACTTCGTCAGAGTCTCTTACGACATCAAAGGCAATCGGGGGACAGACAATAAACGCTACACAAATCTCGTTGCTTGGCAAATTGAATGTGCTGAGTGATAGAAACCAAAAAACCAAAAAAACAAAAAAACAAATGAGTGGAAAATTAGTAAAAATAAAGATTAATCTGAAAAAGCTAGATAAAAGTCGGTTTTATGTTGGTGAACAAGGAACTTATTGTGATTTAGATGTTTGGATTAATCAGGAAAAAGACTCTTACGGGTATGATGCAAGTGTAAATCAAACGCAAAGCAAAGAAGAGCGTGTTTCTAAAGTTCCTAAAATTTATGTTGGAAACGGCTGGAAGAATTATGGTTGGGACAACAATAAACAACAAAGACCAAGCGGGGAGCAAGTAGCTGCCGACATAGATGACGGGGACGAAATCCCGTTTTAAATTTGTAAGTGTGTGTATTCACGGGGTGGGGTGTAAAAGCCCTGCCCCGTTTTTTGTTTTTGCTAATAGGGGACACCTGAAAATCGGGCTGCCTCCTATTTATTTTCATTTTAGGGGTTTACATCATTCAAGAAATAGCCCATATTCACGTTGATATGAAACTAAAAAACGCCAGAAACAAGTTAGAGAAAGCAGGTTTTGCTGTAAGAATTAAGCCTTGGAACGGCTATAAAGCAGAAAGAGAATTTGGCAAATACGTCATAGAATTCCAAGCTGATGGTGATGGGGATGTTAGCCACTTTTCCGTTAGGCAAAAAGACGATTTGCCAGACATGCAATCAGATTACTTCCCATATTTCTTTTTCGATACTTGCAAAAGAGCAATTGAATTCGCATCTCGTTAATAGATATGAGAGCAAGAATCAACAAAGCACTCGCCCACCTTGGGCTTGAGATACAAGGCGGCAACGGAAGCGGTTGCTTTTACTTCACAAATGCACACGGTGCATTAAACGCTGACTCAGTAATGGTCTCAGCCATGACTCACTTACCTGTTTCAAGGTGGGTTGCAGAAGCAGAAAGCGCAGTTGAGCAAGACAGGCAAAACCAAACGCCATTTAAAGAGTTGGTGCCAGTCATCAAGCTATCAAAAAGGATTTACTAAAATGAAAAAATTTAACAATTTTCCTGCCCGCATCAAACTCTTTATTGAAGATGATGTAATTACTGAATTCCACGCTTCTTCTTTAAAAGATTACAAGGAAAAGCTGTATGGCATTATTGAGGAAAAAGAATTGTATCACACTTTTATTGATACTTATGCAGTCGAGGGAAACAGATACAATCAGACACTCAAAGAGGTTGAATCATTTCTTGTGGCCAGCAAAAAAACTTGGGTCGAGCGAAAAACCATAAAAGTAGAAAAAATAACAAATGAATAAACATGGAGGAAAACGAGCAGGAGCTGGAAGGCCCAAGGGCAGCGGCAAGGGCCGCACTGTTAAGACTAGCAGCATCAACCTACCGCCAGCGGTATGGGATAAGCTGGACGCAATCCGGGGTGGTTTGAGCCGCTCTAAGTGGATTGATGAGACAATTCAAAAACATAATTTAAATTAAAAGAAAACACAATGAAGGAAAATGCAAATTTAGCAGATTTAATTGATGAAAATATTAAAAAAAACGCGGAAAAACAAAAAAAAGAGTTTCAGCTAGAACTTATGCAAATAGACCAGCTTACTCATCAGAATATTTCTAGCATTCTTAGTAATGGAATCACTAATAAAAAAAAGCTCCAAGATTTTTATGAGAGCGGATTATTAAAAAAATTCCGAACATTTGGAAAAGTGGCTTTAAATGGTGTTGAAATATATTTGGGTTTAGCAGACTTACCAAAAGAAATATGTGAAAAAGACATAGAAAAATACAAACAAAAATTAAAAGCCATACGAGGAAAGATTGAGAAACTTAGTGCTAAGGCAAAAATGATTAATGAATCACTTGCATTATTTAAGAGAAAAAAAAGAAGAGATTTAGTATCGCAGAAAGCGAAAAAAGATAAAGAAATAATAAACAGATTTATCAAAGGTGAAAGCATGGCTAAGATAGCGCGTGAGCAAGGAGTAAGTTCAAATACAATAAGGCAAAGAATTTTCAGCGGTTGGAAAAATGGATATAAAGAGCATTATATCGAAAACAACAGGGGTGATTTGGCTGTTTTAAGAAAAATACCACCAAAAAGCAAATAATGATAAGACCCCTAGAACACCCAGAACGAGCAGCGCAACTGATTGACCTCACAGGAATCAACTATGGCAATGCAAGCCCCACTGATGTGGATGGCTTCCTTGAGATAAAGAATAAGCTCTTTGTCTTCCTTGAGTTCAAGAACGAGAACGCTCAACCAATTGGCTACGGGCAAAGGACAGCACTGGAAAGGGTTGTTGATGCCTTACACCAAAGCGGCAAGGTCTCACTGGCTGTCATAGGTCAGCACAACACGGCACACACTGAGATAGTCAACGGGGCAGCGAGCAAGGCTTTAGAAGTGCGGTGGCAAGGGCAATGGGTGAGCTTAGAGGGTGACAGGTATACAGTCAGGGACTGTGTGAATAGGGCAATGACCTACGCTTTCACTTAATCAGATGAACACCACTCAAAACGGTGATTTGATGCTAATCGTTGAGAGTCAAAGGCTTACGGGTCCTTCCGCCGAGAAACGTCTCTTAGTCAACTGTCATCCCTGCATTTTTCTAGTCAAAACTTTTTCCAAATGCTAGTTTGTTTTTGCAGATGAACAAGAAACCCAAACAACCCCAAGAGCTTGAGAGCTTAGAAGTTAGTGAGCTGATACCATATGCAAGGAACAGCCGCACACACTCAGAAGAGCAAGTGATTCAAATAGCTGGCAGCATTCAAGAGTTTGGATTTACCAACCCGGTTCTGGTTGGAACTGACAATGACATCATTGCTGGACATGGCCGAGTAATGGCAGCTAAGAAACTTGGCATCAGCAAAGTGCCTTGCATCCGTTTGGGGCATCTTTCTGATGCTCAAAAGAAGGCTTACATCATTGCAGACAACAAGCTGGCACTCAATGCTGGATGGGATGAAGAGCTGCTTGGCATTGAGCTTAGTGAGCTGAGAGAGCAAGATTTTGATTTAAACCTAACAGGTTTTGATGGTGATGAAATTGAAAGGATTTTAAATCCTAATGAGATTGATTTTGAGCCCGGAACAGAAGATGAACAAGGCAAACTTGATGAGTTAAAACCTAAAATTGTAAAATGCCCGCATTGTTTTAAAACATTTGATTCAAGAGAGCATGAGCAAGAATGATTTAAAAATAGATTGGGCAACTTATGAAGCTTCAAAATATGCTTGTGAAAATTGGCACTATTCAAAATGTATGCCATCAGGCAAATTAGTTAAAATAGGTGTCTGGGAGTTTGGGAAATTTATTGGAGTTGTGATTTTTGGGCATGGTGCAAATCACAACATGAGCAAAGCATATAATTTAAAACAAAATGAAGCTTGTGAGCTTGTCAGAATTGCTTTAAATAAGCACAAAAATGCAGTTTCAAGAATATCAGCATTGGCAATAAAGTTTTTAAGAAACAAAAACCCCGGAATTAGGTTGGTTATTTCCTATGCTGACCCAGAACAAGGCCATTATGGTGGTGTCTACCAAGCAGGAAATTGGATTTACAAAGGACTTTCTGCAAGCTCAGTCAAAGTTTGGTATAAAAACAAATGGTCACACAAAAAAACTGTTGATGATTCTGGTGTTGACCAGAGGAATTTACGAAAAAAGAAAGTGGCAGGAAAATATACATATTTGATGCCACTTGACAAAAATATGAGAAAAAACATAATTGTTTTATCTAAGCCTTATCCGAAACGCGTATCAAGTGAAACCAGTGACACGCCAGACTTCCAGTCTGGAAAGGGCGGTGCAACTCCGACCGATGCGCTCCATCCTTCTCAAGAATAATGGCAAAGAAAGATAATATTGCAAAAGACAACGGAAAATCTCCAACTGTTCCAGTCTCAACGCTTGCAAAGCTGTTTAATCTTACTTCTGTTCGTGTTCAGCAATTAGCTGCTGACGGTATTATTCAAAAGTCAGGACGGGGACGCTATGACCTTTGGCCTAGTGTCCGGGCTTACATTGCTTATCTGCAAGAAAGGAAAGTAAACCAATGGGATAGTGACACAGCTGACCCGACTGAAATCAAAAAGCAGCAACTTCGACGAACCAAGGAAGAAGCCGATAAGCTAGAACTTGCCAATGCTAGAACCCGGGGTGAACTTATTCCTGTCGAAGATGTGGAAAGGGCTGGTCAAGAAATCATGGCGGCAATAAAAAACGTAATTCTAAATGATGCAGTGACCGATGAAGCAAAAGATAAATGTTTAAAAAACCTATCAGGTTTAAAAATCAAAATAAAAGGATTAAGTGAGCAAGGTTGAGAAAATCATTCAATCATGGCTTTCGGTTTGTGAACCGCCGCCAAGGGTAACAGTGTCAGAGTGGGCTGACCAATACCGTTTTCTTTCGCCAGAGTCATCAGGGCAGCCGGGCAAGTATTCTTCTGACCTAACACCATACGCACGAGAATGGATGGATTCAATTAACGACCCGGAAGCAACCGGAACCGTGCTAATGGTGGGGGCACAATTAGGCAAGACTGAAGTCCTAAACAACATGATTGGATATTTTGTCGATGTTGAGCCGTCACCTATGCTGATGGTGCAGCCGACGATTGAGATGGGTGAAGCTTGGAGCAAAGAGCGACTTGCACCGATGTGCCGGGATACGCCGAGAATCAAAGACAAGATTGCAGACGTAAAATCGCGAACTAGCGGCAACACAATATTGCACAAGACCTTCCCGGGTGGCAACTTGGCTATTGCTGGAGCTAATGCCCCGGCTGGCTTGGCATCGCGTCCAAGGCGGGTTGTGTTATTGGATGAAGTTGACCGCTACCCAGTCACAGCAGGAAGTGAAGGTGACCCGTCTAGTTTGGCTATAAGACGAACAGAAACATTCTGGAACGCTGTTATCGTAATGACATCAACGCCGACCGTAAAAGGCCGGAGCAGAGTCGAGACTGAATTTGAAGCAAGCGACCAGCGGAGATTTCACGTTGATTGCCCAGAATGCGGCTATTCTCAAAGCTTGAAATGGGTAAATGTTCAATGGGAAGCAGAAGACGGCAGTGATGCGTGGTTGCAATGTGAAGGTTGCAAGGCAAAGCTAACTGATGAGCAGCGGATTGAGATGGTAAAAGCAGGTAAATGGGTGCCAACTTACCCAGAACGAACTAGCCGGGGCTATCATTTGCCGGGAATAGCATCACTTTTCCGGCACAAAAAGGGTTACAAATCGCGATTGCACCAAATGGCTGCCGACAATATCAAAGCCAAAAAGTCAGGAAAAGAAACGCTAAGGACATGGATTAACACGTTTTTGGCCGAAACATGGGAAGATGAAGGTGAGAGCGTAGCATGGGAGCCGTTAATGCAACGCCGGGAAGACTGGGGTGATTTTCCGAAAAATGCGCTTATCCTTACTGCTGGCGTTGACATCCAAGGTGACCGCTTTGAAGTCGAAATTGTCGGCTGGGGTGAAGGAGAAGAGTCTTGGAGCATTGACCACTACAACGTCATGGGTGATTTTAACTCACCGGACACACAAGCCGCACTTGATGAGATTCTGCAAAAGAAGTTCACACACCCGAGCGGTGTAGAGCTACCAATCACTTGCACGTTTATCGACTCAGGACACAAGACCAAAGCAGTTTATTCATTTACTAAGCCAAGAGAAGGCCGCAGAGTCTACGCTTGCAAAGGTATGGGTGGCCCGGGTGTCCCATTAGTTGGCAGACCGACAAGAAGGGGAGCAGAGAGAGCCGCACTGTTTAGCGTTGGAACTGACACGGCAAAGGAATTGACCTACTCCAGACTTTCACTCGGTGAAAAAGGAAGCGGCTTTATGCACTTTCCAAATGACCGCCCAGAAGATTGGTTTCGTCAGCTTGTAAGCGAAACAAAAGTCACCCGCTACAAAAACGGCGTGCCTTACACACGTTTTGAGAACCCAAGCAAGGCAAGAAACGAAGCTCTTGACATCCGAGTCTATGCAACTGCCGCACTGTCATTGATGCGTGTGAACTGGGACAAGCTGAAGCAAAGCATCCAAGACCCACCCAAGAAAAAAGCCGCTAAATCAAAAAAGAATGCCCGTAAAAAGAAAGGTGGGTGGGTGAATGATTGGTAGAGTTTGACATTAGTCAAAATTCAATGGCCGACAAAACCGACGAAGAAAAACTGACAGCAGCGTTGGATATGATAACCAAGATTGAAACGACTCTTGGAACTCTCTATGAGAAAACGGCTAGTGCTACAAGTTTCGGCGACCAATCTTTGACACTTGCAAGCATCGCTGATTTAGAAAAGAGCCGTGACCGTTGGAGACAAGAAGCGGAAACATTGAAGGCATCAGTTAATCGTCACCGCAAAACTTTGAAAATTCAATTCAGATGATTCAATACCTAAAGCGCAAATTCTCACCGCCAAAAACAGCCGTTCGCAGATTCAACGCCACCCAGTCAAGCCGCCTGACGCTCGACTGGATTACTGCGTGTCTGTCGCAAGATGGTGAGCTTAAAGGCCAGCTTCCGATTCTTCGTGACCGCTCGCGTGACCTTGAGCGAAATAATGAATGGGTAAAAGGTTTTTTGCGTAGCCTTGAGAACAACACGCTTGGAGAAAAGGGTGTGTCTTTACAGGTTAGGGCAAAAGAGCCAAGCGGACAGCTTGACGAAATCGCAAACAATATCATTGAGCGGGCTTGGAAGCAGTGGAGCAAGGTTGGCAACTGCGAAGTCACAGGGCGGCACTCTTGGGTTGACGTTCAACGCTTAATACTTCGCTGCATTGCCCGTGACGGTGAAGTTCTTATTCGCATGATTAAGAAAAGCACCGGGCTTTGCTTGCAGATTCTTGAAGCCGACTTGCTTGATGATAGCTACAATGCCCGGGCTGACAACGGCAATGAAATCCGCTTTGGTGTCGAGTTTGATTCATACCGCCGCCCGGTTGCTTACCACCTTCTCGGCAACCACCCGGGTGACTCACAATTCAACGCTGATTTTAAGCGGAGAATCCGAGTGCCAGCCGAAGAAATTATTCACCCGTTTAAGACTGAGAGACCAGAGCAAAGCCGTGGCATCCCTTGGCTTGTCAGCTCAATGAACAGGCTCAAAATGTTAGACGGCTATGCAGAAGCCGAGCTTGTCGCAGCTAGAACCGGGGCCGCAAAAATGGGCTTCTTTACTAAAGCAACACCAGACGGGTGGACAGGTGAGATTGATGATGACGGCAACTTGCCTGTTGATTCATCACCCGGAACGATTGAAGAACTTCCTGCTGGCGTAGATTTCAAAAGCTGGGACACCAACCACCCAAATTCAGGCTATGGAGATTTCGTTAAATCATGCCTGCGCGGAGTTGCTACTTCTCTTGGCATTTCTTACAATGCTCTTTCAAATGATTTGGAGGGAGTGAACTATTCAAGCATTAGAGCCGGGTTGATTGAAGAGCGTGAAGTCTGGAAAGCCGTGCAGCGCATGATGATTGACCACGTTCTGGAACCAGTGTTTGAAGCTTGGCTTGAAGTCGAGCTTCTTTCTGGCCGCCTTGGTTTACCTTTCGACAAGTTCTTTAAGTTTAACGCTCCAGAGTTCCGGGGCCGCCGTTGGGCTTGGGTTGACCCCAAAAAAGACATGGAAGCCGCCGTGCTTGCTATGCGTAACCGAATTAAGCCACTTCGAGACATCATTGCCGAAGCTGGTGATGACATCTATGACGTTCTTGCCAAAGTAAAAGAAGACGAAGAACTTGCTGCAAGTTATGGTTTAAGCCTTTCGGAAGAAGTCGCATCTGAAACAATTGTCTCAACTGACAACTCTGATGACGGAGACAGCCCAAGTTCAAACGAAGAAGCTGCTGAATCTGGAGAAATCCAAAAGACTGGAATGAATGGTGCGCAAATCGCATCATTGATTAAACTTGCTTCTGAAGTTGGAGAAGGATTGATTCCGCTAAAATCAGCTAAAGCAATTGCAGCCGCCGCATTCCCGCTTTTGTCAGAAGCTGAAATCAATAAAATCTTCGCAAATACCACAGCCAAAAAACCAGCTAAAATTGACACTCCCAAAAAGGTCAATGAGTCGCAAGAAGGTTGAAGAACTGTCGCACCGCTCGTTTGAGTTAAATCAAAGGGCGATTAACGAAGAAGACCGCACAATTGAAATTGCGTTTTCTTCTGAAGCCGAAGTAGAGCGCGGATACGGCACTGAAGTGCTAGACCATCGCTCTGAAAGCGTTCGCCTTGACCGTTTAAACAACGGCGGGGCTTTCCTGATGGAACACAACCGCAACGACCAGATTGGCGTTGTAGAGAGAGCATGGATTGATGACGACAAAAAAGGCCGTGCAGTTGTTAAGTTTTCAAAATCGGCAAGAGCCGAAGAGATTTTCGAGGACGTGAAAGATGGCATTCGCAGATTGGTTTCTGTCGGCTATCGCATTCACGAAATGGATTCTGAAAAGATGGACGGAGGACGGGAGTCTATCCGTGCAACTGATTGGGAGCCATATGAACTCAGCCTTGTGAGCATTCCAGCCGACGACTCCGTGGGAGTTGGCAGGGGAATGGAAAACCAAACAACGGAAAACCAAAATTTAAAAACTGAAAATATGTCCGAAAATAACGACATCCCATCGGCTCCCGAGCAACGCTCTGTGGAGGTTATCAACGAAGCTCCCCGTGTTGACATTAACGCAGAGCGTCACAGTGCTGTTTCTGCCGAGCGTAGCCGCATCGCAAACATCCAAGCAGTTGCCGAGCAAGCTAAAGAGCGCGGCATTAGCCTTGATGTAAGCAAAGCTGTTTCTGAAGGCGTATCTGCTGACGATTTCCGTCAGGCTGCATTCGACAAAGTTTGCGAAAAGAAAGCTGAGTTTGTTCCAGCCGACCTTTCCAAATCTGAGAAGCGCGACCTTGGCCGTTTCGACCTTGGTGCCGCTCTTCGCGCTCACTACTCCGGTGCAAAGCTGGAAGGTGCAGAGCGTGAAGTCGTTGAAGAAGGAATTCGCGAAGCCAAGAACGCTGGCATTGGCCAGTCTCGCGGAATTATGCTTCCTTCGTTCTACGTTAACAAGCGTGACATGACTGCTGGAACTGCCAACCAAGGCGGCCACACTGTTGCAACTGATAAAGCTGGGCT